TTACAATTATGTTTTGACTCTTAGTGCTTTGGGAAGAAATGACATGGAAGATCCAGAAAACATTCCAACAAGGGCACCACATGACATCATTGCCAGAACTGGAGGCATTATTGATGCCAATGTTACTACAAGAATAGTTGAAGCTACACGTGGAGCAGATATTCTAGGCAACACTATTAAACCGCAGAGAAAAGAAGAAGCAATCGTAGCCAGTCAACAAATTTTAAAACAAGCAAGAGACATATATTTTAATTCTGTTACCATAGACAGTTTTCCGAGACCAAACGAATTTAGAAAACTAATGAACTACACAAAGATTGAAATGTCGCTTGAAGAACCCAACGGAATAACATTTTGGGAAAAGTGCAAAGCGGCCGCATTTAACAACGGTTACCGTAATCATACAACAGCACCTTTTTTGATATCAATAGAATTTAAAGGCTTTGATACAGCCGGTAATGAAATACAAGATGCAGTGCCTAAAAGAGTTTATCCTGTAAGACTTAGTAAATCCAGTCTGCGTATGAGTGCAGGTGGCACCACTTATTCAGTAGAAGCGTATCCATGGACAGAATTTGGCATGGTCAATGCATTTCTTTATACCAGATCAGGCAGTAGTGTAGTTGGAGAAGGAAAAAAATTAATAACTATTTTAAAAAAATTAGCAGATCAACTAAACAAAGACATTGAGGATAACGAACAAAAAAAAGGCTTGCGTGAATTTGCTGACAGTTATGAAATTACTGCAGACCCAAGCATAGGCAGAATAGACGGAGACAGCGACAATCAATATCCGGTCACAGGATTTTTAGGACTTAGTGTCAATCGTTTTTCAAAAGTCACCTATTCAAAAAATCATTCTATTGTTAAAGTGCTAGAGGATCTAGTAAGACAATATAGCAAATACAATAACATTGAAAAAATCTTAGTAAACAATGCAAAAAAGTTTGGTGATGGATCCAAAATAAGTGAGATAGATCAATATATTGATTGGTTTAAAATAATAACCACTGTAAAAGAAGAACCCGAATTTGATCGTGTTCTAAAAACACACAGAAGAACAATAAAATATCACATCAAAGAATTTAAGATACACATACTTAATTTTGTTAAAGCAGGCTACGGTTTCAATTTTGATTATACCAATGCTGTACGAAGAGTGTTTGACTACACATATACAGGAAAAAATTTAGACATTTTAGATTTAAATGTTGAATATAATGCAGGATATTTCCAAGCAATTTTAAGAAAAACAGATCCAACATTTATAAACAAGGTTAAAAGATTTTTTACGGAGAAGGTTCGTTCAATATCAGGTACAGGAACATTTGAAGCAGATCCGCTGTTGCCGTTGAGTCAGTATATTTCAACTTTGAATAGTGAAAATCCTAACATACAACCAAGTGACGAAACAACAGGATCAATTCAAGCAGTGGCAGATGTGCAATATGATTATTTGGTTAATCCAAAAGGAGACATGGTCAACGTTGAAATGAAAATAATGGGAGATCCAGCATTCTTAGGCCAGGACTATGCCATACCTATGAAAATTGGCAGTGAGACAGTTAGGGCAAAAATAGGACCAAACATTTTTGATGCACAAACTGGAGCATTTAATTTTGATAACGGCGAAGTTGTTGTACAACTTAATTTCAAATTTCCCAGTGACTTTGACGAAAACACAGGATTGTACAAATTCAATACTGAAGCCACACCACAGTTCACAGGATTATATAGAATAATAAGAGTTGAAAACAGATTTGAAAACGGACAATTTACACAAAATTTAACCATGGCTAGATGCAACAATCAAAGAAGAGTCACACCTGGTTATGTGAGAAACGCTAACCTAAACAATGCTAATTTGGCAGGTGATGGTGAACCAATTAACACAGGAGGAGAGCAGGCATAATGGCACTCAGTCAAGGATATAGTTCAACAACAAAAGTAACCAATGACACGTCATACACGACTATGGATTCGGGTCCTTATGTGGCAATTGTAAAAGTTAACGAAGACACAACCAGAATGGGCAGAATTGGTGTTGTTATTCCTGCCATACATGGTGCAGACAACGTGACAACAGAACAATTGATATCATGTGAGTATCTTTCTCCATTCTATGGAGCAAAAAGTGCCAGTACAGTAAATCCGTCAGATGTTACAAACTTCGCCAACTCTCAACATGCATATGGAATGTGGATGACTCCACCCGACATTGACACCAAAGTTTTGGTTATATTTGCAGAAGGAAAAATCACACAGGGATATTGGATTGGGTGCATACAAGAACCGTTTGCCAACAACATGGTTCCTGGATTGGCTAGTTCTGAAAATGTCTATGAAAGAGTAGGCGCTAACGAACTTGGTGAGTCAGTACAAATACAACAAGATTACGGACAAAAATATGTCCCTGTTGGCGAGGCAAATAGAGGAGTTTTTGATGAAATAAAAGTAGCAGGTTTTGACAAATTAAAAAAACCTATACACCCATTTGCAGACGTTTTAAAAGGTCAAGGACTTAGTCAAGACAATGTAAGAGGAAACACTAGTTCATCAGCTCGAAGAGAATCTCCAAGTAATGTCTTTGGAATTAGTACACCAGGGCCTATAGACAACAGGTCTACTAAATTTGATAACATTGGACCTACAGACAGCAATCAAAGTAGAAGAACAGTAAGAAAAGGTGGACACACTTTTGTAATGGATGACGGTGACAGCAAAGGTGACAATCAACTAGTGAGATTGAGAACCAGTTCAGGGCATCAACTGGTCATGAATGACAGTGCAGGTGTTGTTTATCTGGCCAATTCAGAAGGCACTGTGTGGATGGAATTTTCAAACAATGGTATGGTTGATGTGTATGCTCAAACAGGATACAATTTAAGATCCGGCGCAGATATTAATTTCCACGCAGAAGGCAATATTAATATGTACGCAAACAAAAATATAAAAATTAAAGCCAACGAGAATTTTGAGACAAAAAATGGCAAGCAAGTTCCTTTAGGCGGTGTAAGTATTGATGGTGCAACAGTCAAAGCAATATCAACCCTTGATATGAGATTTCAAGCACAAAACATTTATAAAAAAGCGTTTGGGAAAATAGTCGCAGATGCTGGCACGCAAAATATTCAACAAGGTAAAGGTCAAGTTCATTTAGTAGGAGGACAAGTGCATTTTAACAGCGCCGGAGTAGGAAATTATGTGCCGTCTATGTTTAGAACAAATTTTTTACAGCCTTCAGGTACAGGTACCGCATCAACAAATTATCCGGACGTAACACTAAAACCAAAAGGTCAACTTTATGAAGTTGACAGATCGTTGCCAGGTATGAGCGGAATGAGAATACCTACTCATGAACCTTTTTGGGGACACCAAGATGTTGTACCAACATTTGGCTCAGTAGGTGGCACAGATGTCAACATAGGCACAGCCGGCTGGATTGAAAGTCAAAATAGAAATGCAGATTTAATGAGTGTCAAGTGGGCACAGTATCAAGCAGATTTAGAAAAAGAATTAGCAACAAAAACTTCAGATGCAATAAGCAGTGTGACCAGTCTTTTCAATGCAGGGTATGCTGGCAAATATGGTGTGTCTACAAGTTTTTTCACTGACGGAGTAACCGGATATAGTGCTTTAAGTTCAGGCGCATATGAAACATACAATAACATAGTGTCAAATATTGGCACCAACATTCAAGACGCCGTCACAAATGTTTTAATAAATGAGTCTGGAGTACTTTATACATCAGGAACAAATCAAATTATACAGACGTCGGGTTTAGACAAAGTCACAGGCAAGCTGAACCAAACAATTACTAGAGCAAACAATGTTGGCACATTGTTGTCTGGCCAAGGTCTACAACAAGCAGTCGCAACAAATGTTGCTGGTTTGCAAAAAATAAACAATATAGCAAACAATGTGACTAAAGTCACTGAAACATATAAAAATATAGTTGGTGGCAAAGTTACGTCTGTTGTGCAGACAGCAACAGCGGTAAGTAATACAATTAGTACCGGAGTAAAAATTGCAAGGGTGGCTAGAAGTGTAGGAAAATTCTTTGGATTTTAATTATGGCAGACGCAGATAACAGATACGTTGTTGGACAATCAACTTTTAAAGGGTTTAGCTCAAGAGCAGACCAACACAATTACAAACTGTATGATTTTGCTTTAATCAAGCAAGATTTAATAAACAGGTTAAGCGTAAGGAAAGGTGAACGAGTTGAAAATCCTGATTTTGGCACAATCATCTATGATGTTTTGTTTGAACCATTAACAGAAGGTGTAAAACAAGCCATTGCAGACGATGTTACTGCAAATTTAAATGCAGATCCACGTCTACAAGCAGAAGAAATCATTGTTTCAGAGTTTGAACAAGGGATATCAGTACAAGCAACCATAAGATTTGTACCATACAATGTGGTAGAGAAGCTGACTTTTTCATTCGATGAAAATAGCACTCTGCGCCTATCTTAATATACGCACTTTATATAATCAATAAATATTCATACAAACAGTATGGCCACAACAGATAGACAGAACCGACTTTTAGTTGCCGAAGATTGGCGTAAGATTTACACCTCTTTTCAACAGGCAAATTTCAAATCTTACGATTTTGAAACCATTCGTAGAACAATGGTAGCGTACCTTAGAGAAAATTATCCAGACGATTTTAATGATTACATTGAATCCTCAGAGTATGTTGCACTTTTAGATTTAATTGCATACATTTCTCAATCACTTTCTTTCAGAGTTGATTTAAATGCTAGGGAAAATTTTTTAGAAACTGCTGAAAGACGAAATTCAATCTTAAGATTAGCAAGATTAATCAACTATAATGCCAAAAGAAACTTGGCGGCAACAGGACTGTTAAAATTTAGTTCTGTAACAACTACTGAGAACGTAAAAGATTCTTCAGGAACAGACTTATCCAATGTGACAGTGGTATGGAATGACGGTACCAATGCAAATTATAGAGAACAATTTATTAATATTTTAAATGCGGCTAATTCAGCAGGACAAAAATTTGGCAAGCCACAAGAAGCTGATACCATTGGTGGAATTAAAACAGAAATTTATTCTGCAAATTCTAACAACACAGACTTGCCTATGTTTGGATTTAGAAAAACTGTAAGTGGCATTGATAGAGCATTTGAAATAGTGCCTGCTACAATACAAGACTCAGAGTCAATATATGAAAGAACTCCAACACCGGGTGGTCCTTTTAGTTACATATACAGAACAGACGGCGCAGGAGATACATCTAACAACACAGGATTTTTTACACTTTTTAAACAGGGTGTCTTGCAAAATACAGAATTTACAGTTGATAATCCTACAACAAATTATATACAAACTATTAATACTAACAACATCAACAATACAGACGTATGGTTATACGAGCTTGATGATTTTAACCAAATTGAAAAACAATGGAAAGATGTTCCTACAACATCTGGAAACAATGCAATTTACAATTCTTTGGCCAAAGACGAAAGAGATGTTTACAACGTAATTACAAAAAACAATGATACAGTTGATTTAGTATTTGGAGATGGCAATTTTTCAACTATACCCTCTGGTACTTTTAGAACATATTACAGGGTGTCAGACAATGCCAAATATTCCATACAGCCAGCAGACTTATCGGGTATAAATTGGACAGTTGATTACAATGATAAAAATGGTGCACCACAACAGCTAACAATTACAGCAAATTTACAGCAGTCAATTTACAATGCGGCAGGAACAGAATCAAACGATTCAATAAAGCAAAAAGCACCACAAGTATATTATTCACAAGACAGAATGATCACAGCAGAAGATTACAATGTTGTGCCATTGTCAGCATCACAAGAAATAATAAAAGTAAAAGCAGTGAACCGTACAGCCTCTGGTATATCAAGAGCAAAAGAAATAATTGATCCAACAGGAGCGTATTCAAATGTAAATGTTTTCGCAGATGACGGTATACTTTACAGAGAAGAAACAACACCAACTTTTAGTTTTAGTTTTACAAATCAAAACGAAATATTATCAACCATTAATAATAGTGTAGAAAATAAACTGAAAGAAGCAAGCACTAGACACTTCTTTTATTTTAAGTATGGCACTAAAGATTTAAGTGCCTTAGGAGCCGCATGGGTATCAACAACAACCGGTACAAATACTAACACTGGGTATTTCAATGCAGGCGGTCCATTAGCTATTGGCGATTTTGCAACTTCAAATTTAAAATATGCAAAAGTTGGTGCTTTAATAAAGTTAACATCTCCAGACACTAGAGAATTTTTAAATGGAAAACTTGTTACTGCAGGCACTGACAATGCACAAGACAGAGCATGGGTAAAAGTATCTGCTGTTGTAGGTGATGGTTCAAACAACGGAGAGGGTAATTTAGAATCAGGAGTTGGTCCGGTTACTCTAAACAATGTTATTCCTGCAAACAGTGTTATAAGCTCAATATTTCCAGTATTCACAAACACTTTTAGTGCAAATTTGAAAAATGATTTGATAGACAGAATAAATGCGTATGAAGAATTTGGTCTTAGATTCAATGAAGAATCAGGAGAGTATGTTGTAATTACAAGTGCCAATCTAAGTACATCTAGTGTGTTTAGTTTGACCAATGCAGGCAATGCTACTTCAACCAATTCAGATCAAAGTTGGTTGTTTAAGTTTACTAATGACGGTAACACTTATACTGTAACTTATAGAGCCCTATCTTATTATTTTGAATCTGAAGGACAAAACAAATTTCACTTTGATAAAACAGAAAAAATATATGACTACACAACAGGTGTGTCTGTAAAAGACAAAGTGACTGTTTTAAAAAACAACACTGTGTTATCAACAGCATTGGGTATAGGTTATCCGATTGATTGGCAAATTGTTGACACTGTTGAAGAAGATGACGGATACCAAGACAACAGAAAAGTGCAAGTTGGATTTTTTGATTCTGACGATGATGGCGTAGTTGATAATCCTGATATTTTTGATATTATAGTTGAACCTACTACTAATGTATCTACAAAATTTGTTTTCTTTGAAAAATATTTAAGCTATAATCAAATTGAAAGATTTAGACCATACGCATCAACTAATTTTGTTGTAAGCCAAAACGAAACAGACATTACTTTGCCTGGATCGTACACCGACGGACAACTCTTCTATTTTTATGACGATGCAGAAAACATTATTAAAAAATATGATTCAACAGCAATCACTTTGACAACAACTACAGATTACATTGTAAGAAAAGGAAGAAGTGCTTTAAATTTCCAATACAGGCACAACGCCGGCCAAGACACAAGAATTGATCCTAGTGTAAGCAACATTATAGATCTTTACCTTTTAGAAAGCACATACGATTCAAGATTTAGAACTTGGCTGAGAGAAGGTGGTGTTAAACCAACTGCATCTACTTCCGACCAATTAAGAATAGCGTATTCTGGTTCATTAAATCCTGTAAAAGGATTATCAGATCAAATTGTATATCATCCTGTGAAATACAAAATACTTTTTGGTACAAAAGCAGATGAAGCATTCCAAGCCACATTTAAGGTTGTTAAAAATCCGTCAACCAACATTACTAATGCAATTGTTAAAACAAGAACAATTCAAGCAATGAATGAATTTTTTGCACTTACAAATTTTGATTTTGGTGACACATTTTATTTTACAGAATTAGCGGCATACATTCACCAACAACTAGCACCTGACTTGCTTACTGTTGTGATAGTGCCAAACCAAAGCAGTCAAGGTTTTGGTTCACTGTTCCAAATTAGTGGAGCAGACGATGAAATTTTTATCAGTGGGGCCACCGTTGATGATATAGCGATAATTGATGCCTTAGGCGCCAACCAGTTGGTATCCAGCGGCTCAGTCGTAACATCAACCACAGATACAACAACAACGTCAAGATCAACATCAGCAGTATCATCGGTGACCTCTACAACATCTGGATCTGGATATAGCTCAGGCAGTTCATCATCTAGTTCAGGCAGTAGCGGATCGGGATACTAGCAATGGCAGATCAATCAATTAATTCACAACTTAACGAAGTTACATACAAAGATAAAAGTGGCGCAATGGTACGAAGAACAGTTGCACATTTACCGGCCTTTTATAGAACTGATGCTAACGAAAGATTTTTAAACAGCACTTTAGATCAATTAATACAACCAGGCAACTTGGAAAGACTTGACGGCTTTGTTGGTCGCGAGTATGCTTACACAAGAAACACAGATAAAGACAACTATTTGCCTGCAACCAGTGCAGATAGAAAAAATTATCAACTGGAACCTACTGTCACATACACTGATCAAGACACAAACAGTGTCAATCCAGAAGACAGAATAAAATTTACAGGCACATACGATGACTATATAAATCAGATTAAATTTTTTGGTGGACTGACAGACAATCATGATAGACTGAACAGAGAAAAAGTTTATGCTTGGAATCCTGCAATAGATTTTGACAAACTTATAAACTATAGAGAATATTATTGGTTACCAGAAGGACCAAACCCAATAACAGTAAGTTCAGTAGGCACAGGATCTGTGACTGAGATAGATGTAGTAAACCTAGCGGCTGGCGCTTACAACTTTGGCACACGTGTTGGGGTAAACAATCCAACTATTAAATTATACAGAGGCAATACCTACAAATTTAAAGTAAACGCTGGAGGACATCCGTTCTACATAATGACGGAACCATATAAAACAGGAGTAGATGTTGATGGATCAACATCTGTATTATACACATCCGGAGTTACTAATGCAGGCACCGACAGTGGAACAGTTGAATTTATTGTGCCAACAGATGCGCCTAACGTTTTATATTATCAATGCGGTAATCATACTGCAATGCACGGTGTAATAAATGTTAACACTATAACATCTGCAACAACTATTAATGTTGAGCAAGATATTATTGGTGCAAAAAATTACACAACTTCTACAGGTGTTGTATTTTCTAATGGTATGAAAATTAAATTTGGTTCAAATGTTACAGACCTTGCAAATTATTCAGGAAGAGAATTTTACATTGAGGGAGTAGGAGAGTCAATTACTCTTACAGATACTAGAGATCTGATAACTCCAGAAACATATGCTGATGAGGTGACAGAAGGTTATGATACTGTACAGTATGACGACAGACCTTATCAAATTTCTTTTTTTAGACCTGTCACAAAAGATTACATCCTAGCAAAAAGATCTTCCTTAGATCAGAATGCATGGTCTCGTTACAATAGATGGTTCCATAAATCAGTTTTGGAAGCAACTGCCACTGCAAATGGATTTACTGCAAATCTTCTTGAAGAAGATAGAGCCAAAAGACCAATCATTGAATTTGACGCTGGACTGGCATTATACAATCATGGACTTGTGGCTAAAAAGTCAGTGGCACTTGTTGACACAGTTACAACAGATGCTTTTAGTAGCATCGTCAATCAGACAGGTTACATTGTTGACGGAATAGCTCTAGCGGAAGGCATGCGAGTACTGTTTACTGCTGACACAGATTCACTAGTCAACAATAAAATTTTTAAAGTTGAATTTGTTACTGTTGGAACCAACAGTGTAATTGCTTTGACAGAAGAAGCAGACACTGCGCCAACAGATGGAGAGTGTGTTTTTACAGAACTTGGTTTAAACAATCAAGGAAATACATATTTTTATGACTCAACAACTAAAACATGGACAGTGGGACAGACTAAAACAAAAGTTAATCAAGCACCATTGTTTGATATGTTTGATGATAATCATGTAAGTTTCTCCAACACCACAACTTACCCAAATAGTTCTTTTACAGGAGCTAAAGTTTTTGAATTTCAAACATCAGATAATTCGGTTACTGACACAGTGCTTGGTATGAAAGTAAAATACAAAACAATAAACAATGTTGGTGACATTGTGTTTAGTTCAGATCTGAGCTCAGGAACATTTACTTACAAAAGTGGAGAAGAATTTTTCACTAAAACATATGGTTCGGGCCACGTGCATTATACTACTAGCTTAACAACACACAATTCAAAAAGTAGTTGGATAGAAAGAACAGATCAAAGCAAACAAAGAGTAATAAGAACTATTATTGTTAACGCAGACGAAAAAAAATTATTTGCAATTGATAGCTACAAAAATTCTGTAAGTTTATCAGATTTAGAAGTTTCTGTTGATGTAAACAATGTAAGGAAGGATCTTACTACAGATTATACACTTGCAAACGGTACAACAAACAAATATGTAAAATTTTCCAAAGATTTGGATATAGGAGATTTAGTTAGAATTTCAACATATTCTAAAACAAAAAAAATTGATGGAATTGGCTTATATGAAGTGCCTGAAAATTTATCAACCAATCCATTAAATTCACAGGAAACTGAGTTTACCTACGGTGAAGTATTAAATCATTTAAAAGATATAAAAGCAAAAAATATTAATTTTACTGGAGCAACTCCTGGAAGTTCAAACCTAAGAGACATTCCAGACGTTAGAACCAAAGGCGGTACAGTATTACAACACAGTGCGCCTTTAACAGCAGGGGTGTTTACACTAATAGATAAAGACGCTAATGCCATATACGCTTTAGATTATGCAAATTTAGAATACCAAAAATTTAAAGAAAGTTTTATAAATGAAACTTCAGGAAAAAGTTTTGAAGGTGACGCAAGAGAATTTGTTGATCAAATAATTGAAAAAATAGTTGAAGACAAAAGTAGCAGTTTTCCTTTCTTCTATGAGGACATGGTAGGACATGGAAAAAATGTTACAACAAGAACATACACTGTACAAGATTCCAGCGAAGTTGAATACGCGATAGATTCTAAGCAAGACATGACAACAGTCAGCAACAGAGCTGTATATGTGTATCTAAATAATGTACAGCAAGTGCTAGGAACAGATTATACTTTTAGCACAACAGATGATAGTATAACAATGTCAGCTACTATTGCTGTTGGTGACATAATATTAATTAAAGATTATCCGGATACTGCTGGAAGTTTTATTCCACCAACTCCAACTAAACTTGGTTTGTATCCTAAATTTAAACCTGAATCAGTTACTGATAACACTTACAGAACTTCCAAAACTGTAATTGTTGGACACGACGGTTCCAGAACAATTGCCTTTGGAGATTATAGAGACGATCTGTTGCTTGAATTAGAAAAAAGAATTTACAACAACTGTAAAACAAATTATGATGCAACGTTGTTAGCGGAAACTAATGTAAGACCTTCGTTATTTTCAAACACTGATTATAGTATTGCTGAAGTTGATTCAGTTTTAAGTGTAGACTTTTATTCTTGGGCAGGAAAGAACGGAATAGATTGGCAGACCAACACAACATTTAATGATGCTGATGCATTTACATGGAATTACAACAAGGCTAAAGATCCAATAAGCAATAATTCGCTACCAGGATATTGGAGAGGAATATTTAAATTATTCTATGACACAGATAGACCACATACTCATCCATGGGAAATGCTAGGTTATTCTGAAAAACCAACCACATGGGAAACCAATTACGGACCAGCGCCGTATTCAGCAGGTAACAGTGTACTATGGGAAGATCTTGCCAGCGGATATGATAGAACAACAGCTTCAACCAACACTAGATTTATTAGAACTAGTCTTGCAGATTACATTCCTGTAGACGACAACGGCAATTTAAAAAGTCCTGTAGAAATAGGAATAATAAAAGGTAACCTAGCAAGAAATACAGCGGAAAAATGGGAATTTGGCGATCAATCTCCTTCGGAAACTGCTTGGAGAAGATCTGCAAATTTTCCTTTCAGCGTTTGTAAATTATTAGCATTGACCAATCCTGCTAAATTTTTTGGATTGTATTTTGATAATTCAAGATTGACAACAAACACCAGCGGAAACTTAGTGGATTCAGGCACAGGTGTAAGACAAAATTTAAGTGATGCAAAATATCATTTAGAGACAGAAACAGATTCACTAGGTGCAATCACAGTTTATAAGACAGCAGGATATCAAACATGGATAGTAAACTATCTTATAAAAAATAATTTAGATCCTGCAACTTTTTTCTATGACAAATTAAAAAATGTTAATGTACAACTAGCTTACAAATTGGGTGGATTTTCTGATAAAGCAAATATAAAAATTTTAACAGACTCAACGTCGCCTGGATCAACTGGCGGCTCTCAATTTGTACCAGATGAAAACTTCACAGTTGTTTTTAGAACATCTAATCCTGTTGATACCTATGATTATTCAGGAGTATTAATTGAACTAAACAATACACTATCATCGGACGGTTCAACACTGCAAGGTGGATTCAAAGTTGTTGGTTACAACACTATTAGACCGTACTTTAAAATTTTTGAACCTATCAAGAATAGTAGTGTAACAAAAATAACAATGGGACAAGCAGATGCTATTGTTTACAGAAATTTTGATAACACTGTCAAAACAGTTACTTACGGAACTGTGTTTGATACTGCGCAAGAAGTAGTTGATTTTTTAGTAGGATACGGAAAGTATTTAGAAAGCCAAGGATTTACATTTGACAGATTCAGTAATGAAATAAAAGAAGTTATAAATTTTGAAACAGCGGCTAAAGAGTTTTTATATTGGACAAATCAAGGATGGCAAGCAGGAGCGGCAATAACTGTTTCACCAGGAGCAGATGGTTTTAATCTAACCACGGATAACAGTATTATAAGCAAGTTATCAGATGCTAGAGGAGAATTTTCAGTTTTAGATAGCGGTGGAAGAACTATTGCAAAAAGCAATTTATCTTCAAAAAGAATTGGTACAACTTTTACTTTAAGTTCAAAAAACAGCGAAATTGGAATATTCAACACGTCAATGAATGCTGTGCAAAAAGAACACGTTTTACTTTTTGATAACAAAACAGTCTTTAATGATATAATTTTTGAACTTTCAACTGGATTCAGACAACAAAGGCTAAAACTTGTAGGATGGAAAACAGGCAATTGGAATGGAGACTATTATGCTCCTGGTTTTGTTTATGATGAGGCAAAAGTTTCTTTATGGTTAGCAAACACCAATTACGAAGTTGGAGATACTGTAGAATATGATTCTAAGTTTTTTGTTTCAAAAGTTAATCATAATTCTGGGGCAAAATTTGTTTTTGCAAACTGGCAGAAAAAAGATTCTAAACCAGTACCGCAACTAATTCCAAATTTTGATTACAAAATTTCACAGTTTAATGATTTTTATAATTTAGAAACTAATAATTTTGATAACAACCAACAAAGTCTAGCTCAACACCTAATTGGTTACCAGAGCAGACCGTATCTAGAAAATTTATTTGTTAATGATATTTCTCAATACAAGTTTTATCAAGGTTTTATCAGAGATAAAGGTACCCAGACTGCTATAGATAGATTACTTAAGGCAAAGTTTGAAGATGAAAGTTTAGATATTGATACGTTTCCAGAATGGATGATTAGAGTAGGAGAGTTTGGAAATGTTGACGGCATGAAGTCAATTCAAATTCAAATGCCAGATACAACTTTTACAAAAAATATTCAATCAATTGAGCTTTTAGATAGTGGTACAGCATCTTATTCAAGATCAGCTGAAGTTTTAGCAGACAACTTGTATCAGAAACCACTAGACTACACTGCGGCAAACACATTTGGAACATACAATTACACAGCACAAGGCTTTGACAGAGAAGTACCACAAAAATTTAAAACTGCTGGATGGCCGAGACTACAAGATGTACAACACACAGCATATAGCACCAGCGATTTATTAAATTTAGATGTTGCCACAGTAAAAAACAATGACTTAGTTTGGATTGCTAGAAAAGACAACACCGACTGGGACGTACAAAGAATCACGTCTACAGGCACATCTATTAAATCAATGCAAAGTTTTAACAGTGATAGCCAATTACTAATTAATTTTACTTTAGACCATGGCTTTGTTAAAAATGACTATGTTGCAATACGCAATTCTCAATTCGCGGATCTAAACGGAGTATATCAGGTCAGTGATATCTTAGATAGTAAATCATTAATAATAAATTATCTAAATGCAAGTAGACTAGGTGCAGGACTATCTGTTCTAGCAGACGGTTCTACTTTTGATACCTACGGTGACGTATATAAATTTGTTTCTGTAAGACTCACTACTATGAACGATGTTAATACACTTTTAAGTTATGATGATTATAGAGATGTTGACACAGTAAACAAAGTAAATGGCGATAGAATATTTGTTAACAATGACGGATCTGATTGGAAAATATATGAAAAATGTGATCCGTACACTTTAAAAGTTTTAAACACACCAAGCACATCAAATGATCAAGACTTTGGTTACAACATTGTTGCCAGAGAAGATGGTAGAACACTAGTTGTAGCGGCACCAACTGCTGGCCAAGGTACTATTCACTTCTATTTCAGAAATAGTTCAACTGCAGGTACAGACTTTTCAATACAAAACAGTCTAACAATGACAGATAATGACGACACCACTTCTAAATTAGGACATAGTTTAGCTATTAGTTCAGATGGCAACTTTGTTGTTGCAGGAGCTCCTTACGCAAATGCATTAGGTAATGATGGAAGTACAAGATTTCAAAATGCTGGTTTAATTAAAACTTACATATGGGAACCAACGTCATTTAAATTTAGTGAATTGAACACAATTACAGGACCTGCCGATGGCTCAACGGAACTACACAACGCTAATTTTGGATTTAGTGTAGCAATTGCAGAACCAACAAGCAGTGCTGTAAGAACAACAACTCCAAAATATCTATTTGTTTCTGCTCCAGGACATTTGAGCGATACAGGTATAGTTCACATGTATACTTGGCAGATAGGCAGTGACGGTTCAACGTATGATACATGGACACAAAATGAATCAATCCTATCACCTGATGCTGATGCAGGGCAAAGATTTGGGCATAAAGTAAAAGTAAATGACAACGGTGATATATTAGCAATTTCTAGTAAGTCTCCAGGCACTGCAGGCAAAGTTGAAATTTTTATTAGATCTGGTCATTCAAATGATGACAGTACAACAAATAGTTTTGTACACGCACAAACTTTAACAGGAGCGGCCGCGGACGGTTCTACATTCAACAACGAGTTTGGTTTAGATATAGCAATGAACAACGATGGAACAAAATTATTTGTTTCAGCACCCGGGCATGACAAAACAAATCAAGCGGATGCTGGAGCAGTATATTATTACAAATTTAATGCGACAGATTCCACTAACATTTATACACTACAACAAACACTAGAAGCACCGGATCTACAAACAAATATGAGATTTGGTTCTAGTTTGGCTGTGAACCATGCAGGCACACGTCTTGCAATAGGCGCAGAAAGACTTGGCAACAGCAGAGAAATGAAATTTGATTCAGGTGCAACAACTTTTGATTTACAAGACACTAGTGTTGTTGATGATAATATTGGTTCAGGCGGAGTCTACACTGCTACTATGTACAATACTGAATTTGTAATTGATGACAGGCTAGTGACCACTCATGTAGACGCTAATGACGACTTTGGTAGAGGTGTGTACATCACTGACAAAGCAGTTTATGTTGGATCTCCAGAAGACGATTCTTCAAGCGCAGTTACCAACGATGGAACAGTTACAATTTTTGATTTAGACAACGAAGGCAGTTTTGCTTGGAAAACTTTAGTTACAGAAACAGCATTAATTGACAATAGAAAAATTAAGTCAGCATTTATTTTTAACAGATCAACAAACGCTATAATTGATTATCTTGATTATTTTGATCCAATCAAAGGTAGAATTTTTGGTGTTGCTGATAGAGAAATTAATTATAAAGCAGAATGGGATCCAGCAGTATATAATGTTGGCTTAGATACAGTCACAACAGATGCAAAAATTGCTTGGGGCGAAGAACACATTGGCGAAGTATGGTGGGACTTGTCTACTGCTAGGTGGACTTGGTATGAACAAGGAACACAAGAATACAAAACAGAACATTGGGGACAATTATTCCCAGGAGCAAGTATTGACATTTATGAATGGGTTGAATCTATAGATGCTCCGGCAACTTATTTTGCAAAAACAGACACAGTTGAAGGATTAGCAGATAATATTTCAGGTTCTCCAAAATACAATGACAACACAGTGTACTCCGTAAAACAAAAATACGACAGTGCTTCAAATAGTTTTGTGAACTACTATTACTACTGGGTAAAAAATTCTGTATTTTTACCTGATCCAGGAAGATCAGTTGTAACAAGAAAAAATACGTGTGCGTACATATCGAACATTATTCAAAATCCTTACAACAGTGGATTTAAATATTTTGCAGTCAGTGACACAAACAAATTAATAACGTTTAATGTAAAAAATAGTCTTTCAAACGACAACACTGTATTAAATGTTGATTACGCAACAAATGATCATGAAGCAACCAAACACACAGTATGGAAACTTATTAGTGAAGGAGACGCTGATGAAAGAGGCACAGTAAAAATTGAAAGCAAATGGTGGGACAGTTTAATTGGAGCAGATAGCTCAGGTAATGCTGTACCAGATTTAGATTTACCACTTAATAGAAGATACGGTACAGAACTAAGACCGAGACAGAGTTGGTATGTAAACAGATTTGACGCTTTAAAGGAAATTATAGATTACGCTAACACAGAAATTAAAAAATATGAAATAGCAAATACTATTTCATACACTAATTTAAACAAAGAAGATCCACAACCAACCTCAACATCAGGTTTGTGGGATGGTTCAGTTGACACATACTTAGATTTGACATATATTGAGACTAAAGATTTAAGTGGTACAGTAAATTATCTGGTAAAAGCTGATGAAGAAAACAGTAACGGATTTTGGGCTATCTATCAATGGGATGGTTCAACATGGAGTAGAACAAAGTTACAAACTTATAAAACAAATGCATTTTATTCATTTACAGACTGGTATGGCACAGATCTTTCTATACATGAAATGATACATAACGAAAATACGCCTATAGATGCCCAAGTAACTTATGAATACCAATTAGACACACTTGATATTGCTGTAGGAAAACATGCCAAGGTAACAGCCGCTGACACAGGTGGTTGGAAGTTGTTTATGAAAACAACTACTGGTTGGACAAAAGTTGGTACAGAAAACGGAACAATACAGTTATCTAAAAAATTATATGACTACGACATAGCCAACACAGGTTATGCTGGAGAAGACAACTTTGATACTAATTTCTTTGACCAAGAACCAAGCACTGAAACTAGGAATGTATTGACTGCATTACGAGACGATATCTTTATTGGCGAGCTCAAAGTAGAATACAACAATTTATTATTTGTAGGTTTGAGAAAAGTTCTAGAAGAACAACTGTATGTTGATTGGTTATTCAAAACTAGTTTTTTAAATGTTAAAAATAATTTTAGAGAACTAATTCAACGTAAAACATATACAACAGGTGCTGACTCTTATGTGGAGGAGTATATTAAAGAAGTCAAACCCTTCCATACTAAATTAAGAGAATATAAAGTAGGATACAAAAAAACTGAAACACAAGATGGCTTGTTTACAGATTTTGACAATCCAGCTTTTTACGATAGTGATACCAAACAAATTAGAAACATCGATGCTGATAGTGTTGTAGATGCAACAAGAATAACAGAATTTCCACACAAAGTTTGGACAGACAACTATAAAAAATCTGTAAAAACTATTACACTGACAGCCGGTGGCTCAGGTTACATAACTGTTCCAACAGTATCTATAATTGGTGGAGCTGTTGAAAACACAGGTCCTTTCCAAATACTAGGAAGAAGTACATCTGGCAGTACATCAGGCACTTATGGATATTTTTACCCATTGTTTTCAGTCCAGACAAAAGCAAACATTTATGATTCTCAAAACGGTGGCACAGGCACATCAACTGCATTTACTTTTGAAGAATATTCAGGCGCAACTTTTTACATGCCAACAGCAGTGCAGAACACTGGAATTAGTACAAATCCATTTGAGTTCAAAATGTATGAAACTCCAGATGTTACAGTTGCCACAGCAACAGCAAAAATATCAGGTGGTGCAGTAACAACTATTACTTTAGACACGGCAGGCGGAGGCTATACAACCACACCAACAATTATTATCACAGGCGGAGGAGCAGGCGGAATCACACCAACAGATAGTGCTAAAGCCTATGCAAATTTAAACAATGATTTGGTTAGAGATATTGAAATATCAATTGCATTTGATAGAATAGATCAAAATGCTGTTGTTTACGAATGGGCAAAATCAACAAGTTTTGCTTATGGACAACTAATAAGATACAACAACGAACTTTATAAATCTACCAATGCATTTACTTCAAGTACAAAATTTGACGAAGGTCTAGGAAATTTACAAAAACTTAGAGGTAACGAATCTTTCTTGACAGCATCAGCAAGAACATTAGGCTTGTACACACCCGAATCAGGCATGGCTGGAAATGATTTAACCCAACTAATGGAAGGAATTGATTATGGTGGAGTAATGGTTACAGGACTATTATTTAAAGAGGATCAAGGCTGGGATAGATCTCCTTGGTACGATACACCATGGGACAATTATGGTTCTAGTTCAGTAAAAACTTTTTATGGAGATGGATCAACAGTATTGTACACATTTGACACTGCTCCATCATCAACTGATGTTTACACAGTTTATTTTGATGGTGTAAGACAAACTACAGAAGTTTTTAGAGGAGATGGTTCTACTACAGAACTTACTCTTGGCACTGCTCCAGGAAATGGAGTAAAAGTTGAATTAATATTATTTGATGATGACAAAGTTTTAACACCTACAGATGATAGAACTTTGGATACTCTTTTAACGGGTGGTTTGTTTAATTCTGCTGTAGGTATATCACCAAGCGATATTTTACAAGACGGTGACGGATTTATAACGCCGGAAACTAGTTACGCTCCAGAAGAACAAGTACCGGGACAAATTTTTGATACTTTAGATATTAAAGTTTACACAACACCTGAGTCAGGTGTGCCATTTGTTGTTGACAAATCACATAGAGGCGATGGTAGCACAGTGACATTTGATATAGGTCAACAGCCAGCAACACAGGCAGGAGTAATGGTGTCATTAGATGGAGTTCATCAAAATAGTAGAGCATCAGACAGTACTGTAAATTATACAGTTGATACTCAAGCAAAAACAATTACGTTTACGTCTGCACCAAAACAAAGTTCAGTTGTTAACATTAAAAGTTTTGCAGTGTCAGGTCAAAATTATATTGTTTTAGATACATTTACTGGTGATGGTTCCACTGCAACTTTTAAAACCAGTTCCAGAGACACTTACGCATTAGACAGCTCTCTGTCGCAACTGTACGTCACAGTAGACGGAGTTCCAACTACACAGTTTACTACAACAGAACTAAACAGAACAGTGTCACTAACATTTAACAATGCACCAGCATCAGGCAAAGCAATTCAAATTGCAGGCTTTAATCAAGATCCTTCAACTAGAGCTTTTGCACAAATTATAAGTGAAGACATTTCTTATGACACTGGCACACAAACTTACACACTTGATTTTCCAACAGGAGCAATTGGTCCATTTGCGGCTTTAACATTAGTAGAACTAAATGGAATATTGTTAAGAGGACCAGATAACACTTACTATTCTGCAGACGGATCAACTTACATCTACAGTGTTACTAGTCAATTATCAGATGGCTCAACAGTAGATCCTGCTAAAACTATTACTAGCACTGCTCAGCTTGAAGTTTACAAAAACGGATTGAAACAAATTTTAAACACAGACTACACAGTTGACCTTACAAATCAAACTGTAGACTTTACTAGTGTGCCAATTGATGGAGATGTAATTGCCATAACAACTTTAATTGACAATCATTATTTTATATCAGCAGATTTGGATTTAATTATTGTACCAGCAAACATTAGTGCAGATGGCATAACTTTATCAACAGGATCTGATTTAAGAGTTACAACATTCAATAACGCTTTAGGAATGAAACAAAGAAGAGAAGTTTTAGAGGGTAGAACAAATGGCGAGATATTCTTAATGAACGAACCTTTAAACAACGATTATGTTTTTGTAACTTTAAATTCTACAAAAGCCTTAGTAGCAAATTACGATTACACGTTGAGTGGTAACAAAATTACAATTAAAGGTCAAACTTTAGCCACAGATGACAGAATAGATGTTATGTATTTTGCTTTGGATTCAGCAACAAACGCAACAGGATTTAGAATTTTCAAAGACATGCTTAACAGAACTTTTTACAAAAGAATTAGTGCAAATAACACAACAACATTAGCAGTTGAAGTTGTACCAGGAGATCAAAACATCATAGTTGGCAACGGTGCAATTTTGACACAACCTGATGCAAGTAGCAATCAACCAGGTGTTGTTTTTATTGACAAAGAAAGAATTGAATATTTTACCAAGTCAGGTAACACTCTAGGACAATTACGTAGAGGTACCCTTGGAACAGGAATTAAGACACATGCCTCAGGTGCTTCAGTAGTAGACGCCGGTGGACAACAAACAGTGCCTTATGCTGACACAGTATCAACCAAATCCTACACAGGGGATGGCGCAACTGTTCAGTTTGCTACTACATACGCTCCGTCTCGTGAAGAAGATTTAGACATTTTCATTGGTGGCCAACGATTGTTGTTTAAACACGAGACGGACGATAGTACATCAGTAAGGGGTTATTCGGTGGATGGGAGTACCGCTAACGTAACATTAACAACAGCGCCTGCAACAGGAACACAAATTAAAATTGTTCAAAAACGTGGTAACACATGGTATAATGCAGGAGCGTCAACAGCCGCGGATGGTAATGGACTACAAAGTTCAACTACACAGCAGGCTAAATTCATAGCAGGGGAACCAACAAATGCACCAGAATAAATACAATAACATGCAAGAAGATCAAGTAGAAAATAAACAAGAAGATACAGCTAAAAAGCCTGACGATAAATCAGGTGTAATGATGCAAGGACACATCAAAATATGGGATCCTGAATCAGGCGAGGTAATAGTGGATAAAAGAAATGCTATACACTATGAAAATATGAGTACAGCATTAGCAAATTCATTAGCAAACAAAACCACTGGTTTTGTTCATGAAATGGCTTTTGGAAATGGCGGAACAACAGTTGACACTACAGGAGTGATTACATATCTTACTCCAAATTCAACAGGAACCAACGCAACGTTGTACAGTCAAACATATTATAAAGTAGTTGATGATAATTCATCGACAAATAAAGATACATCTAGAAATAAAATGGAAGTAAGACATACAGCAGGAAACAAATACACTGATATAGTTACTACTTGCACTTTAGATTATGGTGAACCAACAGGTCAATCTGCATTTGATAACACAACAAATTTTAATGGTGATTATGTTTTTGACGAATTAGCATTGAAGTCTTGGGAAGGCACTGAGAACGGTTCAACAAACAAGTTGTTGACTCATGTAATATTCCACCCAGTTCAAAAATCTTTAAACAGATTAATACAAATTGATTATACTTTAAGAATACAAAGTTTAACAAGTTTTAATGAAACAACATCAACAGGAACAACAACAACTACAACTTATTAAAAATGGCATACACAGTAAACAAAACTAACAGTTCAGCATCTCCTAACGCTTACACAGTGCAAGATTCAGTATTGAATACACAAACTGATTTAAGTTTTATAGGAAAAGGTTATGCAGGATACGGCGAAACTGTTGCTGAAAATTTTTTACATCTTTTAGAAAATTTTGCAAATACATCAGCACCAACCAAACCAATTACAGGACAACTTTGGTATGACACTACAAACGCAAAACTTAAAGTGTATGATGGAACATTTAAACCAACTTCAGGTGCAGTTTATGCATCAGCCGAACCAAGTGGACAAAATGCAGGAGACCTTTGGGTTGATGCTGACACAGGACAATTATACTTTTACAATGGATCAGCAAATATTTTAGTAGGTCCACCTTCTTCAACTGGAACATTAAACGGATTTGTTTATAACACAATAGCAGATTCAACAGACACTAATCAAAATGTAACTTATCAGTACAACGATGGAAACTTAATTGCAATAATTTCAGAAGACAGTTTTACTCCAAAAGTTTCTATATCAGGTTTCACTACAATTACAAAAGGTATCACTCTTTCAACTGCAATATCAGATTTAAAATTTGCAGGCACAGCTTCAGATTCGGACAAGCTAGGTAATGTTGCCGCGGCAAACTATCTAAGATCAAATGCCAATGACACAACCACTGGCACTTTAGGAATTGTAAATGATTCTGGCTTAACTGTTGGTGCTGACAATGATTTAAAATTTTCTATAGATAGTGGAGGCGCAATTATTCAAAACGTTGTGTCAAATACAGATATCACTTTTAAAGTTAATGACGCTGGCACAGCAACTACAGTAATGACAATAGACGGCGCGGAAAGCAGAATAGGTATTGGCACTGCTACTCCAACAACAAAATTACAAGTTTCCGGCACAACAACATCAACTGCTTTTGCAGGACCGCTAACAGGAAATGTTGCAGGTAACTTAACAAGTTCAGGAGCCAACACAATGGGTTCTTTGACTATGGCAGGCAATATTACATCACGTGCTATTTTGCCAGACGCAAACACAACATATGATATAGGTACATCAAGTAAAAAATACAATACAGTTTATGCGCAGGCAACGTCTGCACAATACGCTGACTTGGCTGAGATATACGAATCTGATAATCAGTACGAAGTTGGTACAGTAATGATTTTTGGCGGAGACAAAGAAGTAACAATGAGCAAATTCGCACAAGATACAAGAGTAGCAGGAGTGATTAGTGATAAGCCTGCGTATCTAATGAATGACTCTGCAGATGGCCAACCAATTGCACTTGTTGGAAAAGTGCCTGTAAAAGTTCATGGTACAATTGAAAAAGGTGATCTTTTGACAACTTGTGGAGTGCATGAAGGTTGTGCAAAAAAAGCAAGTGACCCAAAAACTGGCACTATAATAGGAAAGGCTTTAGAAAACTACAATTCAACAGAGGTTGGTAGGATCTTTGTATCTGTAGGAAAACTATAAATACTGATAATATGCCATATACAATTAACAAAACAGACGGAACAGCATTAACATTAGCAAATGGTACTACTACTTTAGCTGATGGCACAATTGATAATTCAACTAGTATAACATTGTTTGGAAAAAGCTATTCAGGCTTTGGTGAATTTTTGAATGAAAATCAAATTAAACTTTTAGAAAACAGCGCATCAACTAGTGCACCAACTAGCCCACTAACAGGTGAGCTTTGGTATGATGCAACATCTGGACAAATTAAAGTCTATGATGGCACAGCGTTCAAACCAACAGGTGGAGCAAAGTCTCAGTCGGCAGAACCAACATCAGCAAGTGCTGGTGATTTATGGCACGATTCCGATGATGATCAAGTTTACTTTTACACAGGTAGTGCTTGGCAACTTTTAGGTCCAGTTTTTACTAGCACACAAACATTATCAGGTTGGAAAGTTGCTATTATCAACAACAGTTCAGGTGTAAGCAAAGTAATTGCATCGATGTTTGTGGGAAACACAGAAGTTGCTATTCTTTCGAAAGAAACATTTACACCACAAAGTTCAAGAACAGGATTTGCATCAATCAAAGCTGGTTTAACATTGAACTCTACATTGGGTGCAGTGTTTGAAGGCACAACAACTTCAGCATCAGCAATAGATGTATCAGGATCAACAAACACCTCTTCAACTTTAATAGCAGGGGGAAATTTTTTAAGAGCAGACGCGGCAGATACTACAACAGGTGCATTAACTATCGATTCAGATTCAGGTTTAATTGTTGGAGACTCACAAGAGTTGACAGTAACAGTTTCATCAGGAGATGTTACAGTAGCACAAACTAGACAAGATAAAAATTTAGCGTTTACAATAAATGATGGTGGTTCAACTGTAACTCCACTAACGTTCACAGGATCTACAGGTGCTATTGGCATGGTAGGTAACGTAACAATAACAGGAAATTTAAATGTATCTGGAGAATATTCAAATACTACAAGCACGATCAATACAATTGACGATGCATTTGTAAAACTAAACACAGGCAATTCAGAAGTTGATGCAGGATTAATAGTTGAAACTTCAGACACTGACGACGCAAGATTATTCTACGATGTGTCAGAAAACTTTTGGTCAGCAGGACACGGTGCATCTTATTCACAAGTAATTAGATTAGCAGATTTAACAGATGATGGGGATGCAAACAAAGGCACAAAAGGTTTAACTACAGATTCATCTTCAGGTGATTTAAAAGTAACAAGTTTGACATTGGGAGCAGTTGGGTCAAACATTGCAACATCAGATACTTCAAATGCTAAAACGCCAAGTATTGGACAAATAGCAGAGTCTATTAAACGTTGGGGCGGCAGTGTCATATCAGATGACAGTAGCAACAGTGTAGCAGGCAATAGATACATTGAGACCACCGCACCCACGAGCGGTCAAGGTGCTAATGGAGATCTTTGGTTTGTAAGGGAGGCTTAATCCCAAATGCCAACAGTAACTAAAACATTCACGTACACAGGTACCACACAAAATTTAATTGTGCCTGCAGGTACAACAGCCGCGGCAGTTTACCTTTGGGGAGGTGGCGGTGGTGGCGGAGGTGGCGACCAAGCTGGTGGAGGTAGAACAGGCTCAGGCTCACAACACACCTTTCATGCAACATTATCAATGACTGCTAACGTAGGTAAAACTATGTCAGTTGGAGTTGGTGGTGGTGGAGCAGGAGGAGCCGCAGGTGGTTCAGCACCAGGTGGTGCCAATGGCAGAAGTTTAACAGGTTTTTCAGGAGGCGTTGGTGGAAGATCAGGACCAAACGGATCTTCAGGAGCAGGTGGTGGAGGTGGCGGAGCCACTGTAATCACAATAGACGGAAACGACCTTATGATCGCAGGAGGCGGTGGTGGTGGTGCAGGTGATGGCCGAACCGGCGTAGGTACAGCAGGCATAAATTCAAATTCAGCAACAGGAAATTCACCAGGTACACTGGGAGAAAACGGAGCCAATCACAACGGAGACGGTGGTGCAGGTGGAGCCGGAGGTGGTGGAGCCGACGGTGGTACAGGTGGTAGCGGTGGTTCGGGTGACACAGGAGGCACAGGTGGTAAAACAGGATCAAATTTATTGCCATCAGGAGCATCAGAAGCAAACCCATCAGGACAAACACCAGGTGGATCTGGTGATGCAAGATATCAAGCAGGAGTTGGCACAGGTGGAAACCAAGCTTCATCGGGCGGAAATGGGTTGGCACATATAATTTTTACAGTAAGTCCAGAATCATTTGTTAAAGTAGGCGGTGCTTGGAAACAAATTACAGAAGTCTACACAAAAAAAGATGGTGCCTGGAAAACAATTACAGCAGGATATGCTAAAATTGGAGGAGCATGGAAAGCAATTTTCAATTCCGGTATAAACTTTAATTCAACATCAGCAGGATTTGGTGATGCATCTGGAGGTAGCACTTCAGGATCAGCAGGCTCAGGCGGTGGTGGAGGCGGCGGCGGCGGGCGTGTCATTTGTACATGGTTACAAAATAAAGGCATGTTCACTTTACAAGATTTACAGATAGATACTGAGTTTTCAGTCAAACATTTGGGCAGAACTACAAAAATTGGTTATTGGTTCTGGGCAATTCCATTAGTTCAATACATGCAAGATTCAGCAGAAACTAAATCATGGTTTGGTGGCTTGGTGACTGATGTTATTAAAGTATTGGCACAAGCGAGAGCAAATGAATTAGCCTACCAGATGGGCAAACGATCCAAGGGGGATATTTTAGGAAAATTTACAAGATGGATAGGAGAATCCTTCTGTTTTGGCGTAGGATTTATAGTCAGACCATTTGTTGAACACAAATTTGGCGAGTGGCTAGAAGTCTATGATCCAGAAATTAGATAATTACAATAAGGAGAAAACATGGCAACACAACAAGAAGTAGCAGATTATATTAATGACAACTATCAATCACTATTGACTCCAGAAGAAATTGCTAAAGTGGATGAAAAATTAAATCCAGAAGTAGCAACTATTTTGATAAAGTTACTAGGTGATGTTAGTTTTTTAACATTTATAAGAGATAACGGATCAAATTAGGAAAGAAAAATGGCTTATACCATTAACAACACAGCAGGTACAGTACTTAAAGTACTAGCAGACGGTACAATAGACACTACTACGACCGACCTTACCTTAATTGGAAAAGGTTACGCTGGGTTTGGTGAAAGACTAAATGAAAACTTAGTCAAGCTGTTAGAAAATTTTTCTAATACAAGCGAACCTTCAAACAAGATCAAAGGACAACTTTGGTATGATTCTTTAAACAATAGATTGAATGTCTACACAGGCACAAAATTTAAACCTGTAGGCGGACCAACAAATTCAACATCACAACCAAGCAATGCAGTACTAGGTGACAGTTGGTTTGATACATTAAATTTACAGTACTACATTTACAACGGTACAACATGGACACTAATTGGTCCAACAACAGTTACAGGATCAGGTGTTACTCAAGTAGTAGCAGAAGCCATTGAAGATAACGTTGGAGTGCAAAAATCAATATTGAGATTTGTAACAAATGACACAAACGTTGCAATTGTGTCTGCAGATAGTTTTACTCCTGGTACCAGCATAAGTGGATTTGCCACAATTACAAAAGGTATTACACTTTCAACTGCAATAGCAGATATTAAATTAACAGGAACAGCAACTGACTCAGACAAACTAGGTGGTGAAGCGGCGGCCAACTATTTAAAATCAAATGCCAATGATACAACATCAGGCTCTTTAGGAGTTTTAAATGACAGTGGTATTACAATTGGTGGTGGATCTGATATTACTATGTCTTTGACCTCAGATGATTTTACGATTGCACAAACAACACAGGATAAAGATATTATTTTTACAGTAAACGATGGTGGCTCAACCAAAGAGGCTCTACGTATCAAAGGGTCAACAGGCAGAATAGAAACTTTACTTGTTGGTGATTTAACTGTAGAAGGCACATCTACTGTGATTAACACAAACACTTTAACAGTTGAAGACAACATAATTGAAATCAATAGAAATATTTCAAGTGCGGCGGCAATGCCTCAGTTCTCGGGATTAAAAGTCAACAGAGGAGCAACTTCCACTGCTACAGAACAAGATTTATATTGGGTGTGGGACGAAACCTTTGCAGACGACGGCACAACAATTTTTGGCCAAGCGGGAGGTGCATTTACAGCATTCAAATCAGGTGGTGGAGACGAAATGTCAGCCGCCACATTGGTAGATATTAGAGCCAATGTTGTACACGCAACAGCAACAGCATCTCAATATGCTGACTTGGCAGAGCGTTATGCCGCAGATCAACCAATGCAAGTAGGAGATGTGGTTGAATTGGGTGGTACAAAGGAAATAACACTTTGCAAAGAAGAAAATTCTACAAAAGCGTTTGGTGTTGTATCAGAAAAACCAGCATATCTAATGAACAGTGAAGCAGGAAATAATGATTCACATCCAGCGATTGCACTTAAAGGAAGAGTGAGAGTAAACGTGCAAGGTATTGGAGAAGCAGGAGATAGATTAGTGTCTGCTGGCAACGGAATAGCAAAAGTAGCGCAATTAGACCAATGCAGTCCTTTTTCAGTTATTGGAAGGCTTTTGAATGCTAAATACGAAAAAGAAACAA